CCTCATTCGAGGTAGTCCTTTCTCTCTAATGTTGAGAGAAGGGGAATAACTCTCCTCCGGAGTACCATCCATTTATCAAACTATTCTAGTTGAAATGAATGGATTTGAACGTCTTTCAAAGGAGACAACTATGAGATCTAGATTCGGTTCGGAAATTTTCCTAGTAGCCTTGGTGCTAGTATTTTTACTAGTTGCCATGGCTGTCTATTGGATTTTACCAACTCATCACGGGATTGAACGGATTGTTCAACCACCTGTTATTGAGCAGGTATCACCATGAACCCGATTTTGATCATGTGGTTGTGCCTAGCAAGAGACGTGTTCCATAATAAAACGGCGCATGGTACGCTACCATGCTTTCCATTCTCTATGAAAGGAGAATAACTTCTGATGCCAGTTACATATAAAAGTGTGGAGGTGCAGGTGGGTTCAGTTACCTTTCCTGCATGGTCCGCTACATGGCCTGGGTACAACGGCTGTGCTAACCGTTATCTCAATAGAATTGAGTATAAAACGGTTGCACCGCCAGTGGCCCAGGACATGTGGTATGAACCGTACAACGAAATTGAGGTCCTCGATAAACGCCGCATAAGCGGCAAAACCGGGGGTTACCCTCCTTATCGTTATACCCCACGCTTTGTGTCCAAGACTCAAACTTGGAGGTACCTTAATCGGAGGCTTAACGGATCTAACGGTTACAATGTTTTTGAGCAGTACGGGGTTGTAGTCCCGTCTCCCATAACTTGTACACCGCAGGTTTCGTCGGCCCCTTGTTCAGGTCCTTCGGGAGCTGAGTGGACAGATGTAACTCACGCAAATCTCAGTAACCCCTATAACAAACATAACGTTATTCCGGGTTCTGAAATTACTGCGGCCGAGCAAAAGCTTGTTGACTCTATTTCTGTAGAAGCCCTTTGCTCCTACGATCTCCTTACGGACGTCGCGGAAGCACGGGAAATACCTTCTATGGTTATAGAGACTTCTCGTGAACTGAAATCAGTTTTTGAGAGCCTGTCTAGACGTTTTGGAAAAGACGTCGTCAGGAAAGCAAGCAAATTCCGTCCCATCGACTTGGTTCGTCACCCTTATAAGGTTATGAATCAGATCGGTGAAAAATGGATGATGCATCGGTATGGCATTATGCCCCTCGTTTACAGCTACCGCTCTATTCAGAAAGCTCTGAATAAAGCACAAGTTGTAACGAGCCATAAGTCTACCCGATTGACGCCAACACCTACTGGTGTTACTCTGCCATCCGCGTCCAATAACTACACTTGGACTGAGATAACAGGTGACATCCGTATTCGTGCTAATGTCTTTCAGGTATACGAGTGGGCGAGTGGGCAACAAGAAGTCACAGGCATCGGTTTTAATCCCCTTGTAACTGCTTGGGAATTAATTCCTTATTCTTTTGTTGCTGATTGGTTTATCAACATGGGTGATTATATCACCCGGGTGACAACTCCTATTCAGACGCAAAAGTATTGGGCCTGTATTTCACGTAGAGTGAACCTTACCAAGACGACGTGGAATCATTACAAAGCTGACAACTTGGTTGTCACTTATGCTAATGTTCTCCCGACGAATTGGTGGGGGAGCAATCCACCGGCTACGCCTTCGAAGACGATTTCTCGTCCCGAACAATCTCAGCTTCTTGTGAAGGAAGTTGAGAATACGTACTTCCGGTATTTGTTCTCACTCAACGACGCGCAGTTTCGTATTGACGTCAACCTTAATTGGAGACGTTACATAGACTCTGCCGTTATGGCTAATAACCAATTGAAGACCTATTTGTTTGGTCTTTTAAGACGAGGTAGATAAATGCCTACGACCTTATCAGTCAAAAGCACGGATAACGCTGGGGTAACCTATGCTAATCCTGCAGTACCGACTACTATATGTCGGTTCCGATCTGCACAAGCCGCCAAAACTTTGAGCGGTGTTCAGACTACCAATTATTCCGCGGAAGTCATCTATAATGATGTCAACCCGGTAACGATTGGTGGAATTACTGTTCAAGATGCGCTTTCGGTTCGACTCCGGGTTTCCGGAACTCTCGAATCTAAGGCTCGCCTTCGTGTATTGCTCTTATCTCTTGCTGCCCAAGTTGGACAGTGGGAGACGGAGAATGCAATGCAGGGCTTCCGTCCATCAACTGCTCCTGTTATTCTTTAATGAGTAACCAGAGCAGCACAAAAGGAGGAAACTCATGGTGGACAAAGGCTCGATCAGAGCTGTTAACCTTCGGATTAGAGATTTCGTTGACCAGTCTGGAAAGACTAGTTGCGGTGATTTCTCGCAAAATCTTGCAAAAGCTCGATTCTGCGCAAAATTCGAAGAGCCCCGAAGTGACACCAGTTCTGCGCGCAAACAAAACGCGTGGGACAGGTGGATCAGCTTCGACGAAGGTCTCCCCAAAGAGGGGATTTTAGGCCCATACTGGGCAAAAGCGCGACTATGGCTAGGTGAGCTCTTATCCGATTTTCGGATGGGAGAACTTACCTTTACTAACGGTTCTAGTTTCGAACCGTTACGTGACCGAGTGTCAGTAGCATGTAAACTATCTGAGACTTGGACCATTACAGATGATTGTTTTGACACGTTCAGCTGGTATGCTTACTGGCATCGAGCGTTAAGATCATCCGTTAAGAAGCGCTTTAGAAGCCATTGCATAAAACATCGGTGGAACGAAAAAGTTATAAATAGGAAGTTATGGATTAGGTTCAGTAATAGTAAAGAACCTAATTTCCAGATTTTCAAATTTAAACTTTTCTGTTCCGTCCAATTTGTTGGGGGCAATAGGTGGTCGACAGTTCCTAAGAATAATTCGAAGGATCGGCCGATCTGTCTAGAACCCCTATGCAATATGCTTGTCCAGAGAGCTGTTGGACTTGGTCTACGCAAGTGTCTTAAAGACAAATGCGGTATCGATTTAGATACTCTGGCAGATGTGCACAGAGATCGAATACGCGATAGAAATATCGCGACCATCGATTTGACTGACTGCAGTGATGCTGTCAGTATGAGGTTGATAAATTACCTTCTGCCCAAAAGAGTACTTTCTAAAGTGCTCGCTTGTAGGTCAGACATGACCCTTGGTCCCGATGACAACTTTTATGTTGTTAATAAGGTCTCAAGCATGGGTAATGGGTTTACTTTCGATCTCATGACAGCGGTCCTTACAGCCCTCACCAGATCATTTGATCCTACTTCAACCGTCTTTGGCGACGATATTATTATCGAAAACCAATACGCGGAAGATTTAGTTTCAAATCTGCAAATAGCTGGTTTCGTTGTAAATGTTGATAAGACATTTATCCGGTCTAGCTATAGGGAATCTTGTGGCGCCCACTTCGTGGACGGTGTAGGTTACCTTACTGTCTTTGATCAAAGATGGTTAAAGAGTGACCATGATTTAATCGTTACTATGAATAAGGTAGCGATTTTATCACTCGTCTACGGAGAGCCATTTGAGACTCTTCGAGCAGAGATTTGGTCGTGTGTGCCCCCGTCTTTGCTGGGAGCGACTGTGTCAAGGCTCACAGTCAACACGAACAGGCCACCTTCGTATCAGCTCGATGAATATGTTCGTTATGGTCCAATTGTTTATATTGAGCCACAACGAAGTCTTCTAAAGCTTTTACGACGTTGCATGAGAAGATTTAACAAATCTGGCAGAATATCTATTGCCAGAGCTGTTACTTCCTCACAGCAGCGAGCGCCAAATTCGTTGAGATCCGATCAATGGGATGTATTTTTCCAATACATTCGCAGCGGCCGGTTATCAAGGAAAATTCCGCGTTTGGTGATTAAATCTACTCTAGTGGCAAGGGTTGATGAGGAACAGATTGGCCTCATTTCTGCCCTGCCCCTTCGTGAGAAGGGTGAGTAGTGGGTATGGGATAGCATAAAGTTGAACCTGTAAAAGGTTTCCGCTTTATGAGATAACTTTTACGATAATTTTGTTATGTAAAAGTTTTCTTTACTATTTCTTAAAAGGGAAG